CGCTGTCGTAGGCTTCCACCGTGGCGCTGTCGTAGGCTTCCACCGTGGCGCTGTCGTAGGCTTCCACCGTGGCGCTGCCGTAGGCTTCCACCGTGGCGCTGCCGCAGGCTTTCACCGTGGCGCTGTCGTAGGCTTCCACCGTGGCGCTGTCGTAGGCTTCCACCGTGGCGCTGCCGTAGGCTTCCACCGTGGCGCTGCCGCAGGCTTTCACCGTGGCGCTGTCGTAGGCTTTCACCGTGGCGCTGTCGTAGGCTTCCACCGTGGCGCTGTCGTAGGCTTTCACCGTGGCGCTGCCGCAGGCATAAACATGACCTTCTGAAATCTCTCGAACCCCGGCGAGCAACACTCGAACCTTGAACCATTCCTCAAGCTCTGCCCTGGCCCGCTTTTCGTCGGCTTTCTTGTCGATCCACGGTGGATAGAGGTCTTGATCGAGTCTGAATATCCATTCCGACAACGGCTTGCTGAAATCTTTGTCGGGAGGGATTATTTCAACGCGCAGAACGTTTGCCTTCATGGCGGTAGATTCCACAAGTTTGTGTTCTCTGATTATCTCTTCGTGAGAATCAGATTTCTTCGACCAGAACACGCGATCTTTTGTGAGAACGAATGAAGCCGGGTTGCACATTATGCCGCTTCTCCTTCCGTGGTTTCGGTGCTCGGTTCGGTCTTCGGGGCCTTTGCAAGCTCCTCCTGCCACTGAGAGCAGAACTGAGCGACGGAGCAATACCCGGCGCAACGCTTTGCCTCACCCTTGCGAGGCTCGACGTAATGACCAGCACCAGCATCGGCGCAAGCGGAACCGGCTTCGGCCTCGCTCATGTAGAGCTTCTTTGCCTTCTTCCCGCCTTTCTTCATCAACGCCCACTTGTCGCCGGCCTTCCACCGCTCCAGGTCGGAGCAGAGGGGAAGCTCACCGGCCCGCGCTTCCTGGTGCAGCTTCACCCGTTCGAAAAGGTAGGCTTCTGCCTTCGCTTCATCCCATAGCGGGATATCCACGACGACAACGGGCGTCTGAGGGTGGTCGGGGTTTCGCTTCGCGTCACCCTGCGACCAGTCGCGCAACAGGGCCACAATCTGAATCTTTTTCACCGCGAGCCAGTTCTCACGGCAGAGCAGGGCCAGGAGGTTGAGTTGCTGTTCCCACTCGTCTTTGTAGCCGTCTCGAACGCTGTAGAGGGTCGTGAACTTGTAATCGCGCAGGACTCCGCTTTCGATTGTCATGCTGTCGAAGGCCCCGCTGATCTTCCATCCGTTGCGCTCAGTGAACAGGCGCATTTCCTTCAGGTCGGTTCCGCCAGCACGCTCAAGAAGCTCGTGAATGAGCGAGCCATAGAGGCAGAAAATACGGTCGCTGGCGTCTTCGACAATCTCGTCACCGTGCAGGGAAATCAGAGCCTTCTGACGCGGCGGGGCGATGAGCCCCGTAACGGTGATGTCCGAGTCACCGCAGTTGTAGGGGTCGTTGCAGACGGCGTTGACGATTGCTTGGGGGAGTCCGAGTTTGTTTGTGAACTTCATGGTTATGCAGCCTCCTGCTGGTTCTGGCTGTTCGCAATCATCTGTTCGAGCTTGGTGACAACGGTTGCACCCTCGGCAGCGGTCATATCGGAAGCGACAACCAGAGGGTGACCAACGATCATTTCAGCCAGGTCTTTCTTTTCCTCGAGAGTGGTCAGGCCGAGAGTCCCCATGTAACCGTTGATTCGGCGAAGAATGGCGTGGTCAACCTTTGGTTCCGTCGATGTCTGTGCGGGCGCGGCGGCTTCGGTCGGAGGAGTCTGAGCCAGCTTTTCAGCCAGGGCCTTGCCGTCCTTGAAGGTCGGGACTTCTTCGATCTGGTTGGAACCGCAGGCGCACGTGACCATCTGCATATCAGCGCTGCTGACCTTGCGGCACTTGTGGCAGACGTAGAAGCGGAGTTTCTTTTCAGTCTGAGCAGGCGGGACAGCCGATTCTTCTTTTTTGGCCTGGGCCTGGTTGGATGTCTGTGAAGAAGGTGCCGCAGTCCCGGCAGCAGGGGGAGGGGTTTTCGGCTTCTCCTGCGCGGGAGGCTTCTGGGCCTGAGCCTTCGGCTTGGTCGGCGCGGGCGGCTGTTTATCTTCGTCGCCTTCGGGGTCGTCAGAGGTTGCCAGGTTCAGCGCGGAACACATGGCATACTTGCGAGCCCCGGTGATTGCTTTGTAAATGGCCTTGTCGCTTCTGTCCTGGCCTTCGCCGAAACACTCAGTTTCAATCCACTCGCCAGAGGAGTGAATGATTCGCTGAGTGAGGTGAACGCGAACAACCTGCTCAACACCACCGTTCTTTGTCGTCCGAGGCTCGCAGGGGATGACGTTATCTACGGTGGTGATAACCGCGAGTTCGCACTCGCCAAGCCCGGCGACAACGGCATCGCGGTAGTCTTCGAGTTGAGCGTATTTGTAGCGGTCATAGGCGTTCTCTCCAGACTTCGCAACATCCTTGAACTTGCTCTGAGCCTTCGAGATGGCCGCCGCAATCTTGGTGATGGTTTCTGACGTTTTCATGGTAGAATCCTTGTGCTTAAGTTTCGCCTCGGCCAGCAGTAAGGGCCGGGGCCTTTTTTTTAGTTGATCTTGCTGTCTTGAAGAGCGAGCAGACCGGCTTTCGAGCGGTCGTTTTCGAGCCACTTCTTGTATCTGGCAACACCCTCGGCGGTGCTGGTGACGGGCCACATGCAACGAACAAGGTCAGCCACGTCGGCGAACCCGGTAAAAACCATGTCCTTGACCTGAACCTCACTTTCACTTGCCATCCTGAATCCCTCCTTTCAGAAATTTTTCTAAGTGCGCTTTCACTGACGGGGCCTCGGGTTCCAGCAGACTCAGCAGAGCTTGTCGCGGAATCAGAATCTTGCCGTCGAGCTTCCGGGCTACGATCCGCCGCTCGTCGATCAGCTTGCGAATCTTCGACTCCGATAGCCCCAGGAACACAGCAGCCTCGAAAACGCTGAGAACCGGCTTTGTTCCGATTGCGGCACCGCGAACGATGAGCTTCTGCTGTTCTGTCATCTGCTTACCCCTGCTTGCACGCTTGCTGATTGCGTGTCTTGCTCTTTTCAGACAAAAAAATTCTGAGGCTGTTTTCATCAATGAATCGACAAGAACCAACCTTGTGAGATACAAACTTGCCCCTGCTGGCCCAGACGTAAATGGTAAGACGTGAAACCTTTCCCAAATACTCTCTGGCTATTTGCAGGGCTACGTCTGCGGTAACTAGTTTCATTTTTCATCACCTCTGAAACAATACTAACATGCTGCAAGCGTGCGGTCAAGTAAAAAGTGTTAAAAATGTTTTCGACTTTAGTGGGCTGTTTGTTTATATTGTGAATGGGAGAGCTTTATGGACTTCAAAAAAATGTTCCGGGTAGAATTAGAGCGGCAGGGCTTGAAGACGATCAACCAAATGGCCGATAAATGCGGTATTCACAGCGTATATCTAGGCCAGATATTCAACGGAAAAAGACCGCCGCCAAGCGATGAAATGATTTCAGTAGCGTGCCGCAAGCTAGGACTTTCGCCAGATAAGACAATGAAACTCTTGCTGGCAGCAGCTCACGACAGAAACAATGGGCAAGCCTCAGAGACATGGAAGCAGATCAGCGAGCGATTAGACTGCATTGACAATATTGCTCCAATAAATCCGGCTTTCAAAAAGATTTCGGTTTATTCCAAAATCCGAGGTGGAAACGGCGACAACGGCCACCACGAAGAGGTTATTGTGGACACCATAGAAATAACCGCAGAATTGGCTGCAATGGGAGTGTTCGCTGCTCAAGTCCGAGGTGATTCTATGGCCCCGGATATTCCGAACGGCTCTTATGCCATTTTTCGACCACTGGCCGAAGACGAGATACCGCCAGACGGAAAAAACTGCGCCGTCTACGTCGAAGGCTGGAGCGAAGCGGCATTGAAACAGGTCTATTACGACCCTACCGGAATGGTCATACTAAAATCGATCAATCCGGTGTTCCCGCCGATCATGGTGAACCCGAACGAAAAAGAGGTCAGGGTTCTGGGCGTGCTTGTTGAGAGCAGGAGGAAGTGGTAAGTGGCATTTGAAGTGATTGTTTCATTTGTTTTCGCTTATATTTTACTTGGGGTATACCAGTTAAGCCAAGACATTCAAGCGGATGAAATGAAAAAGCCAATGTGGACATATAGGCCAACTCCAATAAAAATTATGTTGGCAATAGCAACCTGGGTATTAAGGCCAGTAATGCTCAGTTTCAAGTCAAACAGGCATGTGGCAATATCGATATATAACACCATGATAGACATAATTATGTTTACAGTTTTGTTTTATACAGCCACTAGATATGGAAGGACAATATCAGAGACTATTATTGTAAAAACAATGTTCGGTCTTATTGTCGGAACAATATTATCTCCGTTTTATTCTGTCATTTATAAGATAATTTTACTCCCGGTTAATTGCATTTTTTGGCTTTTAATATCTTCTATGTTTTCTTCAAAGCCTTTTTACGAAACAACTGATTGAAATAAATGGGAACAAAATACCCTATCTATTGGCTTTGGGCTGGCCTTTTAACCGGGTTTGCCATAGGGTTTCTGGTCGGGCTCAACTTCAATGAGCCAACAACCAAGAGCGCAAGACCGATTGCGGGGTCATTCGTCCCGAGAATGGACTCCGAAACTGTTTATGTGGGGAAGTCTGGCGACTGCTTTCACGCATACGGAAAATGCCTGCGCGGTATCGCTCAGAGCATGACAAAGGAACATGCAGAGGCCAGGGGATACCGGCCCTGCTCTCGATGCTTCCGTTAAAGTTGCCCGATCAACCCAGTGTCGTCGTCTTCGACGGTGAGGTATCTCTGCGTTGTGCTGATGTTCGTATGCCCGCAGAGCTTCATCACCTTCGCGAGCGGTGCGCCGAGAGACAACATGCGGCTAATCCAGTAGTGTCTGAATCCGTGAACACGCCGGTATTGGATTCCGAGGCGTCGGCACGCGGCTTCAAGGTTTCGTCTCAGCCACCGGGCCGAACACGTTTGTGCCAGAATCGGGAACAGAAGGTCGTCAGACTTCTTGCCGACGATTGCGCCGGCAAGGTATCGAATCAGGTCAGGATGGAGCGGAATCTGCCTGAACTGGTTGCTCACGTCCGAGGCCGTCTTGAGGTTCGGGATTCTTGCCACCTTCCCGGCGAGGTCGAGGTCGCGCACGCGCAACGCGCGAACCTCCCCCACCCTGGCACCGGTAAACGCGAGCATCCGTATCGGGCCTTCGGCGTCTTTGCCGACGAACCAGGCGAGGATCTTCTCAACCTCGTCTTTCCGGTATGCGCCGACGGTTTCAGGACTGGCCGTGGTGGTCTTGATCGTCGGCCAGGATCGAACCGGTATCACGTCGAGCTTGTTCTCAGTGAACAGCCAGTTAAGAATAGATTTCAGCACCCTGACTTCTTCGTGAATCGTTTTCGATGCGGCACCATCGGCCTGCCTGCGAGAAACGTATTCGAGAACCATGTCGGGAGTGATGTCGGACACATACTCGGTCGATCGATCGACAAAGAACCGGTTGAGGTGTCTCAGGATGTGCCCGTATCGGTCGGCCTGGCCCGCAGAAACAACGGGTCGTTTCCGATCAAGCCAAGCCTCTGCCGCCTCCTTTATCTCAATCGATGCTTTCTTGAGGCCGGCCTTGACCTTCTCGTGTTCTTCGTCGAACTTCACCTGCTTGCGTTCCGCCAGCTTTTGGCGAGTCACTTTGAGGGATTGCCGGTAAACCTTCCCGTCTATCCGGTATTCGATCTGCCAGACGCGGCCCCGCTTGAAAATTGTGCTCATGGTAGTCTCCCCGTTGTCAGTGTTTCTGACAGTGAAAGTCTACCAAACTATACTAATTTATATCAACCCAGGCATGAGAAAGCCCGCTAAAAGCCGCATTTAACCGACTAAAATTAGATCGACCCCGGGTGGGAAGTCTGGGGACGGCAACGAGAAAGGCTATCGGAACCGGCTTGGTATCAGGTTTTTCGCAGTAACCGGTTTTCGGGGTGTCAGTGATTTTGTCAGTGATCCGAGCCACGCCGACGTATAATCACACCCGGCAAGCAAATCGGCGAGAAACATATTCCGAGGGGTCAGCAGATACAGGCCGTTGACTGCCGTGAGTTCATTAACCTGATCTTCCGCCGACGCACCCCACCGGCCCATGTGTCGTAGAATCAGAAACGCGGCCAGCCGGTCACGATCCCACATCCACCGGAAGCCGGCAACGTCGTGGGCCTGCCTGTTGAGGCCCTTGCCGTAGTCGTGGAAAATAGCCGCGCGCAGAAACGATCGGCGGGTTATGTGGTCGTGTCTGACTTCGGCCCACGGCACGCGCCGCCAGTGCAGCCGGGCCAGCCTGTAGACTTCGCGGGCGTGCTCCCACTGGTTTTCCCCGTGGTGGTGTCGTCCGGTCAGACTCGCAGGAGATGACCAGAACAAGCCGGTCATTTCTTCTTACAGCCCTTCTTCGTCGCTTTCTTCTTGCCCTTTTTGGACAGGCCCCGACGTTTGACAGCCATGTTACTTTGCCTTCTTTGGGTTGAGTTTCGCGCGGATCGCCGCGAGCTTCTTCCGCTTCTCGGCCTGGAGCACCTGAAGCGCGGTCTTCGGTTTCGGTTCCCGCTTTTCCTTCTCCGCTTTCGCGCCCAGAATCCGCTTCACACGGGCCAGCTTCGCAGCATCCACTTCCGTGTTTCGGTAGATTCCCAGTTGGCGCAACACTTCGGTGACGGCATCGGTAGGCGTCTTGTCTCTGCCGACAGTGCCCCGGTAAAGGTTCGCGGCACCCTTGCCCGCTTTCGTCAGCGCAAGCCCACCGGGAACGGTAGTCGAAATCACGCCGACAGCGGCTTTTTTCAGGTCTTCGTATCCCATCTTCCCGCCAGTGCCAAGAACCTGCTTGATTGCGTCATACGCCAAACCGGACAGGTCTTCAACCTGGCGCACGGCAATGCTGCCGGGAGAATCGTTGTTCGCCGAATCGACCGCGCGAGTGCTGACGAAATCAGCAGCATCGGCGACCTTTCCGGGGCCTGCCGCCCACTTCACGAGTTGAGCGACCCGATTCACCAGGCCACCGGCAAGAACCGGCAACGGGCCGAAATACGGGTTATTGAACGGGTTGAGCTTGCGCTCCAGGTCATACCCAAGCATCCTGCCGATCATGTAAACGGCAACCAGGGGGATGCCCGACGCTGCCGCCCACTTCGCAACGGTCACAATCCCGTCTTTGCCCGGTCGCATTTTGTCGAGGCCCTTGTAGAGCTTCAAAATCTTCTCGAGCATGTAGATGTTGAAGTTGCTCAAGAACGCCAGCGGGCTCAGGATGGTCTTGCTGAGGTAGTTTCGGTTCCAGTCACGCAGGTCGAACTGCGATGAGTTGATTGAATCCACACCGGCCTGTTTCTTCTGCTCTGGTGTGGCGTTCGAGTCTCGAGAGAGCAGTTCCGCAACACCGGCATGGTAGGCAATCAGACGGTTGAGGACTTCGCTACCTTTCATCGGGTTCCGCACCACGTATTCCCAGAGTGATGCGCCCTTTGCCTTCTTCTCGATGTAAGCCGCGAAAAAGTCATCATCTCGAATCGCACCGTTACGGAAAGGTTCATCCCATCCCTCAAGGTGAAGGAACGTCGTCGTCAGTGCCTTCGCCGTGTTCAACAGGCCGGTATCGCCAGCGGTGATACCAGACTGGCTCAGGTTCGTGAGGCCAGAGCCCCAGTTAAACAGGAACAGAGCTTTCGCCCAGAGTCCCGTCAGAGCGTCGGTCGTCTCTCGAACGGCCCGCCCGCTGTGAGCAGCACCGATACCAAGTTTCGCGTTGAGCTTCCCGAACGTGCGAATCAGGAAGTGCGGGAGAGCGGATTCAAACATATCGGCCCCGCCCAGGTCGAGCATGATCGAGTTGTGAATCAGGTCACGCCGCCATCGCTCCATCTTCTCAGCACCAGCCAGGGCCTTGCCGTATTGCATCATCATGGCCCTGGCTCGCAACGCTTCGATTTCAACCTGGAGGTATTCAGCAGACTCCCGCGAACGGGGGTCAGGGTTCCGTTCAAGGTCGGCAAGTTCCGCTTTCTTCGCGCGAATCTGATCTTCCATCGCTTGTCGGGCCATGAACTGACTGATCGGCCCGAAGAAAATGCGCTTCGAGGCCCCGCGCACATACGCGCGTGCCACTTTCGGAACGTCGGTCGAGTATTCCCGGGTGGCCTTCTCGTTGCGCTTGATCTCTGAACGGAACCACGAGGATCCGCGCATCTTCTTCTGATACGCCGGGTCTTTCGCGCGTTCGGCCCAAATCGCTTCGAGTGCTTCCGGGTCTGGTTCTGCGGCAACGTCTGCGATTGAGTAGTGAGGCCAGTAGTTTGCCACCTTGCCAATCTTCGCACCGGATGAGCGCAACGTGTCGTGAATGGTGGCGAACATCGCCTTGAGCTTGCGAGCGGCTTCCGTAACATGCTGAGGAGCGGATTGAACTCTGCCCTCCAGCATGTCTACCACGAGTTCATAATCGTCGGGGCTGAGTGACGATTCGATCTCTTGCAGCGTCTTCTCCCATTTGTCGTTGAACTCGCGCCGATCTCCGTAAATCTTTTCGATCTGATTGGCAACGTCGGGATAGTCGCGGAGCAGGAAATCAGTGTGCTGCACGCTCGAAGTCGCCCAGTCAACGATGTTGAAAAGAGCCTGCGTCAGACCTGCGGGAACGTCGCCGGGATTCACGGCCATGCCACGACGACCAGACCGCACGGCCAGAACATCACCCCACATCGCTGCCAGTTTCCCCTTGAGCTTGTCGCCATACTTCCGTGCAGCTTCTCGGGCAAATTTCAGGAAGTCGCCGGTAAAGTCTTTCGCCCAGTTCCAGGCATCGCGGAGGCCCTGAGCCGCCCACTTTGCAGAGACGTAGAGAGTGTCGGCTCCATAGTTAAAGCCTCGCCCGCGTCTGCCAAGTCCTGACGAGGTTGATTCTCCGTCGTCAGACGATTCTTCGTCAGAATCGGTATCGTCGTCAGATGCAGTCTCAACCACTACTTCAGCCTCGGCGTTTTTCTTCGCTATCTTGTCAGACAAGGCCGTGAACTCTGCAACAATAGCGTCGAACTCTTCTTGCTTCTTGAAAGGCTTGGCTGAATCTTCTTCAGCCGCGACCAGTTGCTTTTCAAGTTCTTCTTTCTTGGCTACTGCTTCGCGAATTTTGGTTGCAAGCCCGCGCGGGGAAACCTGGTAGTAGATCTTTTCCAGAATGTTCCCGTCTGTTGGTGTCGGCGCATAGTTAAAGACGTTACTCCCGTTACGCTTCCAATCCGCCGAAGTTCCGCGAACAAAAAACTCAAAAGGCCCAAAGGAAATGGTCAAATTGTATTCTGCGGCAGGGTCTTTGCTGCCAGCTTTGAGCCGTTCGGCAAGAGCAAGATTCTTTTCTTCGAGCGTTTTGGCAGCTTTCAGCTTTTTCTTGAGGTCGGGGTCAAGGGTTTCGATCTTGAAGTCAGCATATTCTTTGCCGGGCGTGTAATTCTCGGCCTGAGCATCCTGCAACCTCTTGATGTCATTACTACCGAAGCGAATACCAGCCTCAAGCGACTGTATCTTGCGTCTGGTGTTCCGCATGAAGGAATCATGCTCCTGTTCCTCTGCGCTCAGAATCATCATCTTGTCTTGAAGTTCAACAAGGCGTTTCTGATCCGGGTCTTGAACGGTTTCGTCGGCCCACTTCTTGAACATGGACTGCTGATCTTCTGAAACGTCGTCGATTTCTCTGACGTTCGGATCGCCCAGGAGAACACGGTCATTCATAATCTGCTTGCGAGCAAGGGTATCCCACATCCAGGCGTCGAAAGAATCGGCGACGGAGTAGTTGTAGATCATTCCCTTGAACCCGAGAGAGTTGATGAGATTGCCGGGTCGGAGCAAACGCCCGTCTCCTTGTTCCAGGTCAGACGGTCGCCAGGGAGGAACAAGCCGGTGAATCGCAACCAGACGCTTTTGAATGTTCGTCCCGGCCCCCATCTTTTCCGTGGTTCCAAGAAGGAAACGAATGTCGCCGCTGTTCACCTTGTCGAAAAGGGCCTGTTTGTCGCTCTTGCTTGGGTAATCGTGAATGAAGGCTATTTCACCAGCAGGCACGCCGCCAGCGATGAGTTTATCTTTCACTTCCTGGTAAGAGTCGAACTGACTCCGAGGCTGAACGATTGATACGTTGCCAGAAGAGTCTTTCACCTTCTTTGCAGACTTCTTCCCCGGTGATTGTCGGTCGAGGAAAATAACCTGAACCAGCTTTGCCGGGGTTGTCCGGTGGTAGATGTCCAGAGCTCTCGTCACAACCGCAGGCAGTTTGCCGCCAGGATCAGCGGGATTCGAGTCATTCAGCAGGCGAAGATCAAGAGTCCCGAGACTTGCATCGGTTCCCAGGGCAAGCATGTTGTCTTGTCCTTTTTGGGGCGGGCCCTTCTGCTTTCTGATCGACTCCGAACGCCGCAAAACCTCTGCCGCAAACGTCTTTTGAGCTTCGGATTGAGGAAGCAAGACAAGTTGCGGTTCACCACCCTCGATCTCGGGTCGAGGAAGCTGAATGTCTTTTTGTGTCTTGATGTCCCAGGTTCCCTTGAAAGCACGAACCAATTCGGGCACGTTCTGAAATTTCAGGCGGGTCTTGGCTCGATACGTCCCGGCAATCTCACGTTCGAGATTCGTTTCAGGAACGGCAAACGTCGCTGCCCACCCGTCGAACGTGCTGATACCATAGTGGTCGAGAATTTCAGGAGAGAGATACCGCATCATCGCGTAAATCTCTGAAATGCTGTTGCTGATCGGAGTTCCAGTGAGGAAAGACGCCACTCCAGAATTGCCAGAAAGCGACCGTAACCAGTTGATTTTCATGAACAGGTCAGCGGCTTGTCCTGAGCCTTCGGGGTTCCCCAATCCGCGCACGTTGTTCATTCTCGTGGAATAGAACAGATTCTTGAAGTGATGCGCTTCGTCCACAACAAGGTAGTCGATACCGGTTTCCTCGAAGGTCGTGCCTGGGTCGCGGGCTTGCGCAAGAAGCCCTTTCATTTTCTCGTTGAGCTTTTCGATCTGTTTCTCGAGTTGCTTGACTGTTCGGGATTTCTTGCCTCTTCCGCCTGGGTTTTCTTCGGCTTCACTGGCGTGAATTGCCGTCGTGATCTGTTCTATCTGCCAGTCGATGAACTTGGCTTGCGTTTCCTGCTTCACGTTGATTCGCTTGAACTGCGATTCGGGCAGAATGACAACATCCCAATCCCCGGTGGCGATTCTGCTGACGAGATTGCGGCGATTGGTCGCCTTGAAATCATCTTCGCCAGGACTCAATACCTTTGCGGTCGGGTAAAGCCGCAAGAAATCCATCGCCCACTGTTGGGTAAGGTGGTTCGGGACGACCACGCAGGGCTTTCGCTTCAACCCAAGTCGGCGCAGTTCCATGACTCCAGCGATTGCGGTATAGGTCTTGCCCGCGCCGACAACGTGACCGATGCCGACGTTGCCACCGAACAGCATACGCCAAACGCCGTCACGCTGGTTTTTGCGAACGTCGCCACCGTTGAATACGGTTCTGTCCATGTTGGGGAACATCAGCCCGGAACCGTCGTATTCCCTGAGAACATAGCCGTTGTAAATGTCGTTGTAGACTTTGGCTAACTCTTTCTTCGTTTCGGGATTGGCTTCAAGGTGATCGCGGAAAGCCTGCCTCAACGCCCGTTGCTTCTGAATGGCGACGGCTGTTGCTTTCGCGGAAGCCTCTTTGTCTTTGGAGATGCCTGTCGGAGTCTGAACCAGAATAGCAATGTCGGGAGTCTTGAGAGACAGGGTATCTTTCAGCAAATCATCCCAACCGTAGTTGGTATTGGCAACGCCCCATTCCGCGCCTTTGTCGGCGGTAATTCCATCCAGGCCAACAATCCACCCGCCCAATTCCTTCGAGTAGGTGAGGGTGAAGCCTGATTGCTTGCCTCTCATTCCGAAATGAGGCACGAAGAAGTTCCGGTAAGTCTCCGGTGGGATCCAGGGTGCCCCGAGGTCGATCTTGATTTGATCGGCAGGAACGTCTTTCGGTAGAACCTTTTCCAGTTCAGACACGTTCTTCGCATACTTGGGGTCGATCTCTGCTGCCGCTTTTGCTGCCGCAAGCTTGATCTTCACTTCACCGGAAAGGTATTCCTCCCGCTGAATAACTGCTCCAGTCGAAGGGTCAGAGAAGGCGAGCCCGTTGTCGAGCATTTCTTGTTGGGTCTGCTCTTCTGACTTCCCCAACAGTTTTGCCATGTATCCAATGTCGAGCCGGCCTTTTTGGGTCAGAGAAACAATGATTGCGTCGGCGGGATTCTGAACGCTCTCGATTTCGGGAACGGCCCTGATGGTTCGCTTCTCGAAGATTTCGGCAAGGCCGACCACCACGTTCTTATAGACCGGGACGGAGTTTCCCTTTACCTTCTTTTCCCCGACGAGCTTCTGTTCCACTTTCTCCAGGGCCAGAACACGACCAGAAAGCGGGTCACTTTCCAGAACTCGCTTGTTCGCCGGGTCATTCGCTCGCCCGTGGGCTTTGTAGAACTTGTCGTATTCCTGTTTCAGCTTCTTCTGAAGAGTCTTGATGTCCTCTTCTGAAGTCTTGGGGTCTGCCATCTTCGCAAGTATTTCTGATGTTGCGGCTTGCAAAGGAACATAGGCGCGAACCAGTTTCTTTTCCTTTTCGCTCAGGTGTTCAGGCTCAGTCAAAACGCCCTTCACGTTCTGAACAACCTTGCCGTCCTTCACCGCATAGGAGTGCAACGGAATCTCGGCAATAACCGGCTCGTTCGCGGTTTCGTTCTTGCCGCTGATGTCTTCCTCGATCTTGATTGCCGAAAGAATCTTGCTCGTTTCTTCGGAAAGGTCTAATCCTTCAATCGGTGCCATTGAAGGCTCGTCGCTGCCATACATAGAACCCTGGAGGTCGAGAGTTCCAAGCAGGTTTTTGGGATTCTCGGAGTAATATCGATTCACCCGAACCTTCGCGCCGTTCGCGCCGTCCATTTCAACCAGGTCTGAAGGGATGCCCTTCACCGGAAGATCAACGGCAGTTCGCTTCCGAAGGATCAGAAGATCAGTCACGACCTCGGTGTTTGCAATATCCTTGAAAGCGTTGCGGGGATACCGGATTGCTGCAAGGAGGTCGAACCCTGGGCGGGATGTTCCGTCTGAATTCCGATAATCGTTGCTGATGATTTCTCTGACACGTTTCCCCTGCTTGTCCATCGTTCCCTTCGAGGTGATGAACGCGACGATACCACCGGGACGCACGAGGTCGAGCGACCGGGCAAAATAGTAATCATGGAGGAGAAACTTGTCGTATGGCTTTCCCTTGTGGGAAATGGCAACGTCGGCAAAAGGAACGTTCGACACGATCAGGTCGAAGAAGTTATCAGGCAACGCCACTTCCTGAAACGGCTTGTTGATGATCTTCGCACGCTGAAAGAGGTGCTTCGACAGTTCCGCCGACGTGGTATCCATATCGATGCCGGTAACGCCAGACCGAGAACGAATCCCCGGAGGCATGTTCGACACGAACAAACCGGAACCGATAGCCGGCTCAAGAACCCGACCACCGTTGAAGCCCATCGCGGCCAGACCGCTCCATATTGCGCGAACAAGCGCGGGTGCGGTGAAGTGAGCATTGATGGTGCTCGCTCTCGCGGCTTCATACTGCTCCTGGGTCATGGTCGCAAGCAGTTCTTTCCTGCGTTCTTTCCAGTCCAGGTCAGTCTGCGTCGGCCTGTTCCATGAACCGAAACCATACTCCCATGCTTTTTCAAACGCTTCTTCGGGAGTCTTGTTGTATTCCTCTATGTATCGATAGTAGATGTCAGAGGAATGACCTTTAACAAAGGCTTGTGGCAACGGCCCCCACCCGGAATACAACGCGAGAACCCTTTGTTCCTCTGCCGTTGCCAACCGGTTCTCTTCGGCCAGAGTCTTGAGAAGGCGAATAGCCGAAAGATTGTTCTGAAAGCGTTCTTTGGGAGAAATCTTGCCTTCAAGGGCAGAATCGTTCGGATCGTGAACGAAGTCGAGCTTCCTGGGGTCTTTCGGGGTGCTTGAAACTTCCCCGCTTACTCCTGTTGGCCCGTCGTTTTCTCCGCTTGGCTGTAAAGCCACGTCTCCAGGCTTTCTTTCCTTGCTTCGTCGAACGACATCCCTCGGCTTTGCAGTTCCTCTATTGTGTCGCTCAGGTTTTCCCCGATCTGATACGCCACCTTCTTCAGCGTTCCCGCTTTCTGAAGTTCCTTGTGCAGACTCGGGGCGTGATCCTCCAGAAAGCTCAGGACTTGCGGAGCCCATGCGTTCGGCTTCGGTTGGCGCGACCCCATCTTGCTCAGGACTTGGGCTATTTTGTCGTTCATCAGATTTTTCCTCTGGAGTAGAAATTACATCGGAAGTAGCAGAAACACCATCGGTATTTTTCTCGTCGGCAATCTTCTGGGCTTCATCTTGGGTGTAGCCAAGCTGAACGCCAGCGCGAGTCGGAGTTACCGGCACGGCAAGGGTTTCAACGATGCCGTCTCGCTTAACCTTGACCGCATAGCGTCCCTTCCTGCCCTTGATTTCTTCGATGTAATGAACTCCGTCTTGCGCTTTGCGGTTTTCGTTGTTGGCAATCTGTTGTGCCAGTTGCTTGTGGAGCCCTTCATTGACGGCCCCTGGCCCGCTCACTGGAGGCGGGAGCGCAACAGGTTTCCCGTTGCGAATCACCATGACTTCGTATCGTCCCGGCTTGCCCTTTATCTCTTCAATGTAGTGAAGTCCTTCGGGTTGGCTCGATGTCGCCGGTTTACTTCCAAGTTTCTCGATAACCTTCTGCACAGGCGCAGATGGTGCCTTACTCTCGTCTGTTACCGGAATCTTCGTCTCTTTACCAGTCTCAAGGCTCTTGACAACAATGTCGCCGAGAGGTGGCTTTGCATCTTCTTTCTTGGGGCTGATCTTCACTTCCGGGGCTTGCGCCGTGCCACCCGATACCGTCATTGTGCCAGGCCGTTTTTCGGTCGGCACGATGGTAACGCCGCCAGACGGATTCAGTTCCTCGATGACGGCCTGCACCTTCGGCGATACCTTCACCTCGGGGGCTTGTTTCGCCTCGCTGGTGACGCTGACAGGGCTTTCGGTGGCGTCTGGAATCGTAACGACCCGCTTGTTCGACTGGTCTTGCGGGCTCACCATGCCAAGACGCTCAAACTCGTCAAGCAGGTTTGAGGCTTGATTGAAGCTGATGTTCAGGGCCTTCTGAATGGCTGGAGTTGATACTTGCTTCTGAGTCTTGAGGAAATCGACGGCCCTTTCACCGAGAGATTTTTCCGCAGGCGCAGGGGCGTCGTAAGGGAGATTGATGGCCGAAGGCGTGTTGCTCAATATGCCGATCTCTTTGAGAGATTCGACGGTGTTTTCAACTTCTCTCACCGTCACATTTGAATGCGGCCGCTGGCTTTTTATCGAGCTTACAATCTCGCTTGGACTCATGCCCTTCTCTGACAAGGTGGCAATATCCGATTCCAAACTACTCAACCCGCTGTGCTTGATCCAGTTCGGGTCTATCTTCAGCATTTCCTCGTCGGTCGGCTCGTCGGATACCAAATCAGGGTAGTCCTGGGCGTCGTAAAGATCGTCAGATTCTTTCTGTAACGCCTCTTCCGTGAACACGTTTTCAAGCCCACCAATTACATCCTCGTCGGTGCGAAGGTCGTGAAGCTGTTTCGGCTGAGTCTGCTCCTGCTCGCCGGTATAGTCGATCTGCAACAGGCCATCCATGAATTGACGTTCCTGCTGCTCCTGGCTCGCTTCCATGTCCATTCGCCAGAACTCGGGCTCGATGAAATTCTCGATAACCTCAACCTTCGCGCGAGACGGAGGAATGTATTCCTCCGTGAGTGCCTCTGGCCCCTGCCCCTTCATGCGCTGAAGAGTCGCAGACGAGAACCCGGTGATACCACCCAGAATCCCGCCGATAAGCACGGCCTGAGCAACCTCATAGCCATTCTCGGCAGTCAGCATCGGGAACTTTTCTGAAACCCACCGGAGAGCAGACTTTTCGATAATGGTCTGAAATCCTTCGGTGACGCCTTCTGTTGCTGCATCTTTCAACGCAGACTTGAAAATGTAGGTGAGTGCCCCTTCTTGAAAGGCCCTCTTGCCAATCTCGCCCGCCACCTTTGCGCCGAACAGACTCCCGAGGCGAGTGTTTACGGCAGTCAGAAACGGCAGTTCCAATGCGCCGGCCGCGACCCCGAAAACGGTTGCAACGCCAGGTCGGAGTTCACCGGTCTTCTGGTGAATGTCCTGATAGATGCCCGCTGCTTCCTGAGTCATGGCACTGCCGACACCGAGAGCCGTTGCGCCACGAACACCCCACCCAAGAGCCTTCGCGCCAGCCCACCCGCCAGCGATAGACAAAAGCATCTGAGGAGCGTTCTCGAACACGCCAGACGCGGCCATTTCTGCAAAGTCAGTCCAGCCATATCCCGGCGTGGTCATTACCTGCTGAAGACTCGGCGCGGCCCCTGGAAAAGCCTCGATGCTCCACCGCTGAAGAGCGTCTGTCTCTTTGGCGATGTTCTTTGCCGTCAGGTGCAACACGTCATCCTCGTTGCTGCGCTTTTCCTTGCCCCACGGAATCACGTCGAGGTTCATGGCGTTGTTCAGTTGTGCCGGCGTCATCGGATCCTTGAACGCGGCAGACTGAGCTTGGTTGAGAATGAAGAAGTTTGCGGCCTCATCTTCTTGCGGAACTCTCGGGAGACTGGACAGAGCCTCAGCCGCACCGGAGACACCAGACGGAACAACATTCCACAGGTTGACCACGCCGCGCTTGAGGTAGTTCCCCATGCGGGTCAGAAAGCCCTTCTTGTTTTCGAGCGGTGCGCCGGTAACGTTGATACTCGGCATGACCCCGCCAGGCCCCGGCATGGAAACCTCTGGAGTTGGCAACCGGGTTTCCTGGAAGGGCTTCATTTCTTCGAGAGTCTTGAAGCCTGCCGTTACCATCTCGGCCCCGTCGTATGGCTTCAATACCGGAACCGGTTCAGGTGCTCCCGAGGGTGCTGGTTGTCCTTTCGGAGCAAACAAAGCATCTTCCGAAATGTCGAGTTCGTTCTCGTCAAATTCCCAGGAGCGTTTTTTCATGGTGGTTCCTTACCGTGCCCCGCCAGAAGCGGGAACCTTGTTCAGAAGCGAATACTTAAGACTCTCTTCCATCGCCGCAATCTCTTGCGGGGTCAGCCGGCGATTGTATCTCTGCTCGATCTTCGGAAGGTTCTTCTGAATAATCATGCTGAGGTTCATGTTCTCCACCAGTTCGGGACTCATTACCTTGTTGTTTTCGCGGAAATACCGATGAATCCCGGCACCAAGCTGGTCGGTAATGGAGTTCATCACCCGGGTCATGTCTACCATTCCCCGATCAGGCTCAGGTGCCTTCTTTGCCTTCGGAGGTTTCGGGGTCTTCGGCATCTTCGGACTGCCGCGCTGGCCCATGCCGATGGGAACCGTGGTCGGAATCACGCCGGGATTCTTCCCCATGATTTCGGCCATGCGGTTATTGTAAGCCGCCTGGGAGTTGTAAAGCCCGGCCTGCGCGTTCGTCAGGTTGTCTTGAGCGTTCGGCGGTTGAAAGATCGACTTCGCACCCTCGAATACCCGGTCAAGCAGAGTTTTCTTTGGCGCAACACGGTCGAGGTAGTCACGCCGAAAGTCCAGGTCGGCCGTCGCCATCTCTCGCTTGAAAGCGCGGTCATCATCAATGTCTTTCCGTCGCTCCATGCGTTCGAGTTTGCGGTCTTCCCGGTCTTCCCGGTCAGCCTGCCGACGTTTTCGAGCCGCCATGTAGTTACCGATCGCTGCCGCCAGATTCGCGAAACCATCAGAGTAGTCAGCCATATTGCCCCCTTAAGCAAACATTCCCGCGACTTTGCCTACCGTCTCCCATGTCCCTTGCCATCGCTGCCGCTTGTTCACGGCGTTCTGATACGACGCGTCCTGGTTGTAGTATTGGTTCTCCTGCGCCTGCTGCATGTTGTCGAGATAGACTTGCCCGAGGACGTTGGCCCGCTTGTTGAAATAGTCCTTCTGAATCTCGGCCATCTTTCCCATTGCGGGCGTGCTCTGCATGAGCCCTCGGCCTGCAAAGTGGTCGGTCAGACGGCGAATGTCTTTCATCATCTGATCGTCCATGCCGCGAGTCATGTTCTCCTCGGCAAACTTCAGAATCGCGGGGTCGTATCCGCCCGCGTTCCTGGTCGGCACGTCGGGAATCTTCGGCCCCTTGAAGAAGTTCTTTACCCCTTCCCACGCATCGCTTAGAAAGTTTCCCATGCCTTACCTCCTGATGATTGCGGCATACGTTCCCGCCACTGATGCCGTCAGATACACGTTTGTTGCCGACCATGCCGTCGTCCCGTTCGCCACGGCCCCGGTGCCTGTCGGCTTACCCCGAATAGGATGCTGCAACGTGACCTGAACAAACGACGCAGGAACCGCACCGAGAGCGTGAGGAACGGCTACCTCAGTTCCCGCGACTGCCACCGTAAAATATACCACGTCAAACAAGCTGTTTGCTATCAATTCGAGACGAGTAATTGCGTTCACCGCTTCCCGGTGATCCAGTTCGTGCATCTCGTCGTTGTAGACGGCTCGAATCGGCCTCATTCGTCTACCTCGAACTCAACGATGATTGCCCTGATGATGCACTGGCGAAGAATCTGAGAAAGAGACACAGAAGAAGACCGGAACAAGTTGAAGCCCACCGCGCAATACTGCGAGTGCTTTCCGATGTCGAACGTCATGTCAGTGCCGCCAGGCACGCTCGCAACGGTCACGGTTTCAGCGATGGGATTCCCCAGATGAAAGTAGGCCGAAAACGCCGGGCTTGCCGATGCCTTGTTCGCCTTGATGAGAACCCGCGACCACCGCTTAACCCCACCGTTCCCGCCATGCTCCAGGCGCATGGTGATTTTACCTTGCGGCTCATAAAATCCTGTCGGATAAACAGAGTCGTCGAGAGCATCACCGGAATATCCGCTGTCGTAATAGTCTTCTTGCCCGTATTGCGTGTGCAGGTAAATTGCCCCATTATCCCATCCGATCAGGACAACAGGCTTGTTCTGCGACACGAACGACTGAACGAGAAAGCCGCTGGTGATTGCAGCGGGGAAGTTTCGCCCAGTCTCGGGAGGCAGATCGTAATCGACCAGACCCCACTTCGTTCCGCCTTGTCCCTTATAAGGGACGTTCCCGAACACGGATGAAATCGTGTCCCAACTCGAACAAAACATGATGAGCTGTTTGGTATCGTCCAAATAAGCAGCTTCAAATCCAGTTCCGACGCCCCAGTTTGTTTTACTAAAGTGACCGTCTACCAGTTTCACCATTCCGCGACGGCTCACGGCGCACGGAGTATAAGCCTGATCCAGAAAGAACACGCAGGGGCCGAATCCGGTGAGATTGCCCGAGGTGAAAAATCGTGTGGTTGCATATCCACTACAAGAATACGGAACCTCAAGCCTCTGAACACGCATTTCGTCTTCGGTGAACCCGGACAAAACGAAAATACCAGAGTCAGTAAAGATATACAGATCGCTGTCAACAGAGGCAATTCCGACAATGGTTCTACACTGGCCGACTGCGAAAGAAACTCCGTTCGTGAAGTCTGTCGGGGCTCCCGTTGCGCTCATCTGAACAACGTTCGGGGTCAGATAATCAACCGTGACAAGCCGTTCATTGTGAACGCACAACATCATCGGAACAAGAGGCCCATAACCAGCCCCAACACCCTCGGAGCCTGCTGTCACGGTAATCTCTCTGATTCCGCCACCCAATCCGCCGCCATAATGCGTTGCAATGTAGACCTTGCCGTTATACGTCACCATTGGCGGCCTCATGCTCGTCATGCCGATGTTCACTCCAGACGCCGGGCTCGCCCACGTCCCGAGTGAAAGTGTGCCCCAGGAGACGTGTGCTACTTTGATGTCATACTTGGTTCCAGTCGATTCGTATGTATCAACCACGGCAACCGAATCAGTTCCAGGCACGAGACAGAGAGAGACAATCGCGCGATTCGCGGGATGCTGTAATACCTTACGGAATCCGCTTCTCAACGAAACCGTTCCGTCAGGCCAGAGAGCAACGTTCCGGGCCTCGATCATCTGATTCACCAGCATCGTGCCTTCTGGGTCGTCAGTGCCGAAGGCAACCGGGTTCTTCTGAACCTTGCCACCCCTGAAATCGTTGTAGGTAATGCGCTTGATGATTCGTTTCATTGTCGCGGCCCCGGTAAAAAGTCGAGTTCGATCTTGTTGAGGTAAACGTGAGAGGTCTTCGCGGTTGAGCCTGCCGTGCTGTCAGAGAACGCCACATTGAGAGAGGTGTGCTCACGAACCCCACTGACAGGCACAGACACGCACCGGCCAGGCGAAGCGGTCAGCGAGGTAGAATCTCCACCGTGAGGATTCCCGAAATACTGAGTGACGCTGATGGTGGTAATGCCTGGGATGCTGTTCAGATACAGCCGCGCCTCTTTCCACCGCTTGAGATTCATCACGCCAACGCTCTCGGGTCTGGTGCGAATCGCCGCAGGTATCTGGTAATAGGTTGAACCGCTCACGTCGTCTTTGATGAAACCGGATTCGTCGGGTTGCAAGCATCCCTGCTCATAGACCTTGCCGTCAGTCGTGCAGTAGACAAGCCTCTGTTTCGTGGTCGTCGTCTGGCAACAGACTGCGCCAAGACCTGAAATCATGTTCGAGGTGAACCGTCCCATCGGCCAGGTGCTTTTGGTCGCCGCATGGCCGGTGTAGACCACCAGAGCCGACGCGGTATTGTCTGGCACGATGACCTGACCGAGACGTTCTGAAAACGCGATGCTGTCTTTGAACGTGCGGGCCGTGCCAAGCACGCCGCGACACATCGACCTGACACCCTGAGCGGTGGCGAGACAGGGCTTTCCCTCGGTCGAGATGAAGACCACCCCGCCGCCGATGTCCTGAACCGCTCGAAGGAATGACCCGTGAATGGTCACTTCGTCAGACACCTTGCGGATCTCGAAACCAGACAAGCTGATACCGCTCGCCACCCACACGCCGCGAGTCGTGAACAGGGCAACGCCGGTTCCCATTTTGCTGAACGTGAGCAGGGTTCCGAAGTCGGCCGACTGGGGGATTCTCACCCGCCCGCTGTCGTCACCGGCCCAGTGGGTATCGTCGTCCAGGCCAGCGACCCACAAATGATCGTCACCAGCCTCAAGAGCAATCAGCCTGCCGTTGATCGCATCGAACCTCACCACGTTTGCAAGGGCCGTGGTCAGATTGGCGCAGACCCCTGCCGGAGTAATCTTCTGCGGGTATCCTGAATCAATCGCCATATACACCGCGTTGTTGTGGGGAAACAGTTGCCGGATGTCTGGCAAAGCCTGACGAACCAGCGTAAAGGTGCTGCCATTGAACAGATACACCTTGTTATCCGCGCTTTCGACGCCACCCACAAGCAAGTTGTTTGTGCCAGGGATGCCGCAAACATGAGTGATGTTCAACCCTGACTTCTGAGCCAGAAACGTAATCCCGTTTCGAGTGTGGATTCCCTTCCCCCGATTGCTGAAGCTCCAGTTGTCGAAGGCAAGGAACTCGTTCGGGGCCATGTCCTCTACCGGTGCAGTCTGACCAGCACCAGAAACGGGAGGCTCAAAAAGCCCCCCGCCGAAGTCGTCATAGGTCACGGTTCGCCTGATCGTCGTCACGGAGTAATCACCACCCTGAAGTTCGTGATTTCACCTTCAGCACTCGTCGGAACCTTCGTCTTGTAGACCACCCCGGGGCCTTTGCTGCTGCATTGGTTCTTGAGGTCGTTCAGAGCACTCAGAAACTCACCTTTCATCTGAGCGTGCCTGGTGTCATCGAGGTATCGATAGGCTTCCGCGAGCACTCCCTTTTCGAGAACGTGAATGTCTTGATCGGGAATCAAGATCGTAGTTCCAGACCCCGCGTTGTCGCTCTCGTTCAAGTCCGGTTCCCTGACGATGTAACGGAACCGCAGGCTTCTGGCTGAGTTGGGAATCGGGTAAAAGTAGATCGTGTTCGCCCAAATGCGGAAGTATTCAGGATTTCCGCCCAGGTCTTTCACAAGCTCCATGTCCCAAAATTGAGACTCGCCCTTGAACACAATCGGTCGGTTGCTTGAGTCCGTGACATCTACCATGTCCAGAACCCGGCGAACGGACAGGGCAGGAGAAGCTGATTCGGGGGTGTATGTCTCGCTTCCGCTTGCCTGGGTGAGCGACTTCACCATTTGAAGCCACGGCCAGTCATTGTGTGCAGCGCAAATCTGATGATAGATAGCGTTCGCCCACTTGAGCAGAAGCGTTCTCATCCGTGTTCCGCTGTCTCCGACTTCAGCCTCCATCCCTGTCCGAAACGCCACGTAGTTCATGGTTTACCCTTTCTTCTTCGGGGCCTTTCCGCCCTGCGCCTCGGTCGCCTTGTCCTTGAAATACTGAACCTGTTCGGCAAGGTCGGCCTTGTCTTTCACAAGGTCGTCGATCTGCTTCTTGAGGTCTTCGATCTGCGCTTCGAGCGTCGATTTTTCCGTCATCCCGCCACGAGTGACAAGCTCCAGTTGCTTGGTTGTTGCGGTGAGCTTTTCGAGCGTCGTGACGTAGGAATCTTCGCTTTTCTTCGCCTTGTCTCGGAGTGAAACGACTTCGGCCAGCAGTTCAGTCTCTTTCGCGGAGAAGGCTTTCACTTTCTCATCGAGAGAGGCCCGCGCGGCTGAAAGGTCAGCTTCGAGCTTCGCGCATTTCTGGTTCGCCTTCGCCAGTTCTTCAAGCGACGACGTTGCGGGAGGCAGTTTCTCCAGAGACTCAATCTTGAACCGGAGTTGAAAGATCGTGTCCTTGAGGGTATCGATCTCTTTTCCGAGGTCTTTGGTGTGGGCCTCCGCGCCTTTCGCGCGTGTTTCGAGTTCGCGCTTTTCGCGTTCGAGGCACCCAACCGCTTCCCGCAGGTCTTTCAACCCGGTCGCCTGTTCAGCGTTTTCGCCCATGTCGATTCGCCGCTGAAGGTCTGCAACGCGCAGTTTCAGCCGCTCAATCTCGACGTAGGGGTCGGGAGGCTTGGGAACAAGTTTCCCACCGACAACGTGCATACCTTCAGGAATAAAGTCGTAACCCATGTCCCAAACCTCCCTTTAGATTAGGCCGCCGCCACCTGGACGGGGATACCGATATACTGAACGTCGATCAGAACCGCGCTGTTGGTCGTCTGAGCTTCGAGAGCCATAGCGATACAGTTCACGGTGCGGGTCGTGCCGTCCTTGATCGCGGAAGTGCCGGCGTTGATGACTTCGAGGTAGTCACCAGCGGCAACGTCCGTGGTGCCATCGACCAGCAGGCCACCCTTGCCACCGACGAGAATCTGAGCAACTTCGCCAGACTCAACGGCTTTCTGAGGCGCACCGACGTAATGCAGAACCGCGAGGGTCGCGGGAGCCGCAGTTTTCGCCATCACATCCTTGTCGGGATGCACGGCAACCGGGAGGCCAACAGCGAGGTCAGCGTGTGCAATCGCATCGACGTAGACCTTGCCGTCGTGAACATACGGGACACCCAACTTGTTGGGATCACGAACGAGACGCATATTGTTTGCTCCTTATCAAGCAGATTGTTGTTTCTCTGTCCTGCAAGCAGTAAGAACCCGCCCCGCCTGGAGCGGGCTCTTTACCTACTTCAGATCAGGTGATGCTGTGCAGACGGCCCAGGGTGCGGGGCATGTTGAAGGTCAGAGCACCGCGCCAGGAAATCTGTTTGCCATAGGCCATCATCTTCAGCGTTTTGTTGAGGTCAACGAGAGGAGTGGTCTTGAAGATGCCAGAACCCTGCATCACGCAGCGCAGGCGCAGGGCCTTGCTGTTGATGAAGAACATGGTTCCAGCGTCGATCACGGCGTCATCCTCGAACACGAGCACGCCGCGCTTGAACTTCACGCCGCCGGCAAAGCCGAGGTTGACAACTTCGTTGTCGGTCAGCATGACCTTATCGAAGAACAGCGACTCATACCCTTCGTAAACCGTCTGGGTGGTGAGATACAGTTCAGGATACACGCCACCACGGGTCAACGTGTTCGTCATGCTGTTCATCTTCGACCGGAGGTTGTCAAACGGGTTGGTGGTTCTCGCACCGGTATCGGTCTTGGTGCGTGCCCATGTGTTCGTCGCGCGGTCGATTCCGCCGATGGTGCCGGTGGCCGGGTTAACCGGGATGATCGCGTTGAGGCCCAGAACGACCTTGCCATCTTCATCGGTGCCGTCATCGAGCAACCATTCGTTGAACTTCTCGCCGATTTCGAGTTCGGCCTGTTCCGCCTTGCTTTCGAGCAGGCTGATCTGCTGCGCCTCACCCTGGTTCGCTTCGTATTCGTCATACGAAATCAGGATGTTGTTCACAATGCGCTTCGGCGTGAACTCGAAGTTCACCTGGCCGTCTTCGGGCTTGAGATCGATCTCGTCGTATCCTTCGATAGCCTGAACCTTCGTCTTGTCGATCTTCGAGAGAGCGGGTTCGAGGATCTTGACGCCGGTTCCGTCCCAGTTGCGGATGCGACCTTTGGCTTTCAGCCAGCCGAGGAAGGCGTTACGAGCCGAAATGTTGTCCAGGAACTTCTTTTCGACCCACTTATCGAGCGTTGCGCTCATCAATGCAATGTTGTCAGCCACTTGAATGACTCCTTATTATCTGAGTTCTTCTTTGGCCGCGCGGAAAGCGTCTGACATATCGTTGATCTTCGCGCTGGTTCGTCGGGTGCTTACACCCTCGCCAGTGCTTGATGGAATCGACATGCGTGACTTGTTCGCGTCGGCACGCGCGTTATACAAATGTGCCTCACGCATAAGGAGAGAAAGGGTCTTGACCTTGTCGCCAGACTGAACCAAAGCATCGATAACGTCCTTGAGCGGGCTGTTCTCGATGATCTCTTTCAGAGTGTTCGGGTCGCTGATCTGCTTTTGCAAGCGGTCGGCCGTCCCTTTGCCGAAGTCGGAATCATACTGCTTCTCGATGGATTCGAGAAGCAGTATTTCCTTCGCTTCCTGAGCCGCAAGAGCTTCCTGCTCCTGCTTCTGAAGCAACGGACTCAGCTTCTCATTCATCTTCCGCTCGAAAGCAAGCTGATCGTATCGACGTGCGGCGAGGGGGTCAGTGCGAGCCAGTTCCGCATACTCCTCGTCGGAGAGTTCGGGCAACTCAGCATCATCACCTTGTTCGTCGTCGTTGCCTTCCTCATCGGTCGGCGGCTGGGTGTCCGGTTTCTTCGCGGGCGATTCGCCGCGCTCATACCGGGCCAACTTCTCAGACAGTTCGGTGATTTTGCGAGCCGCTTCCTGGTTCGCCTTCTCAGCGTCCTCGTGCGACTTGTATTTGAACCGCTTGGGTTCGGGTTCGGTCGTTCCCTTCGTCGGCTCTGGCTGATCGGTCGCGGGTTTTTCCGTGTCCTCGGGTTTTTTGTCGCCGCTCAGTTCAGCCTTCACTTGTGCAAAGGTTTCCGACATCGACTGTGCGGTATCGGTTCCCTTCGCCTCGCTCTGGCCAGCCTGTTCGGACGTGCTACCCTCGGGGGTTGTCCCTTGAGTGTCGATCACGACACCGTTCTCGATTACCACGTAAAGCCTCCTTACCTTAGTTTTTCTGGCCCATACTTCGGGGTCAGATTGTGCTTCCGACAAAGCTGGTGCAGGTGGTCTTTCGACTTCACCTGAACCGGCTCGCCGGTAATATCCTCAGTGATGAACGGCTCGAAGAAAGAGCCGGCGCGATACTTGAACTTCCCGGACGACAGCAGTTTTTTCATGGGAGTCTTGCAGACTTCGCACGGGATAACCTGGTTGTCGTTCCTGCCGTGAAGCTCGTCGGAAGACTCGCCGCACAGCGGGCAGCGGTAGGCAAACAAAGGCATTACGCTTCACCTCCGGGTTGTTCTTCGCCAGGTGGCGGCATCATGGGCTGTTGCGCGACATAACTCTCGGGGTCTTTCTTGCCGTAGGCCCTGAGCACATCCATGCCGAGTTTCACGCCATCGAAGCGAGGATCACGGGCCAGGAGGGTATAAAGCTCCATCGCCTGTTTCCGCTCAATGTCCGTGTTCGGACGCTGGCCGGTGCCGACCGAAATATCAACGTCGTAATTGCAGAGCTCGAGATTCGGGTTCCACTTCTCCCACATCTTCGCGGAGTCAGGGCCGGTGATTTGAATGACCCGCTCCTCGGTGTAGGCTTGGCGCATGATTGCCTTGATGATCTTGAACGCCTCGCGAACCAGATCCTCAACCGTGTCGATGCGCTCACCGGTCGCAAGCTGACCTGCGGCTGCAACGATCTCAGCCTCCGTCGCGGTCGCGTTGGTGTTCTGCATCCGGTCGTTGTCGCTGACGCCAGTGACTTCATAGGGCTCAGTCTTGAGGATGCTGTAGACGGCCATGAGGTCATTGATGGGCTGGTTGTCGTTGAACCGCTTGAACGGCACACCGGGCATTGAGGCAAGGCCCTCGACTGCGAAATACCCGTCCTTCTTGCGGTCGGCAATCTTCGCTATGAAGTCGTCACCAAGCCGCTTGTCGTAAAGCGTGCCGGGCCTGGAGTCGATGACGTTCTCGTGAATCATCGTCCGGGTGTCGTCCAGTTCCTTCTGCTGCTCCTGAAGGTCGTAAAGCGGAGAGTGACCCGTCTTTTTGTCGGGAAGCCGGTCGAACGCCAGGAACAGGATCGGGATGCGGTTGATTTCCCAGGGCCACTGTTCAGGCTCTTTCGGGAACTCGGAACAGTGCTCAGACACATAGGCGAGCTTCTTTTCCGTCGCATCCCACAACTGCCAGACGCAGTATCTACCGTGCTCCTCGTGCTTGATGGGGTCGGTGGTATCAACCATCGTTTGCGCTGGAATGTCCGAACTGGTTCCGGTCACTTCTTCGAGGTCGTGAACGGTGAGCTTGGAACAGTCGATACCGCGAGACTCGCACTCGGCTTTCGTCAGCTTCAGCCTGACCCCGACGAATCGGCAGTCATGCACCTGGCCGTAGTAGAGCTGCGCGTTCCGGTCGATGATGATGTCTTTGATTGAGCGTCGGCGGGCATAGATCGAATCCACACCACGCTGCTTGTTGCGCTCATACCCGATTTGCAGCACGGCAATCGGACGGGTGAAAGCGTCGTTCACGCACGCCTTTGCCTCTGCCTTGAAGCCTATTTCATCCAGTTCCTTCTTCATCGCCTGGGCGTTCACGTCTGCGCGTTGTCCCGAGATGTCAATGATGTTTCGGATAGGCTTCCCGTCTGGGCCGATTGCTGGCATGTTCGTTACCGGGTCGATGGGCGGAGGCCCTTCAAAGAAGATCGGCTGTTTCGCTACCATGTGAGGCTCAGGGTTCCGCGAGTAGCACTTGTCCGTGAAGATACGGGCGATGCGCTTCAGGATGCGAACTTTGACCTTCCCCTCTTCTGGCGGGTTCTCAAGCAGTTTGTCGCACTTGTCGGTTTCCGTCCAGATAGGCTCCATTGTGGCCTTCCCGATGCGAATCCACTCTTGATACTTGAGCAGTTGAGGGTTTGTGGCGACCATTGGGTTTCCTTACTTCGGCTGAATCTGAGACGGCAGCGGGACACCGGCAGGCATCTGCGTGCCCTTCGAGAGCAGACCGGCTTTCAGCTTGCGGTGATACTCAAGGATGCTTTCGAGATTCGGACGCTCCAGGTCAGCGGCGGGAATCTCAGCCCTGGCGATGACGGCAACAGCCGGGGCCACCTTCGCGAGCAGAACCGGCTGCTTCTCTGCGGGAGCATTGGCAACGATCAGGCCGGCAACGTGACGCTCTGCAAGCTCCTGTTTCGCTTCGTTCACGAGCGGCTTGAACTCAACCGGAACGGCCTCTTCGACAATGGTGAGCGGATCGATCGTCACCCACCAGGCTTCAAACCTATCCATCAGGCCGGGAACACCCTTGTCTCTGCCGATGCGGATGACCGTGCGCCAGAACAGGCGAGAGCCGAACGTGTTGTTCGCGAACTTCACACCAGCCTTGAGCCATTCAACGGCTTTCGCTTCCCAGTGGTCGGGAATGTTCAGGCCGGTGATGGCCTCGAACTTCTTGAACGCCCACACGAGCCAACCGGGGAGACGACCGGCAACGAGAGTCCAGATTGCCACGAGTGCCACCGCGCCAGCGGAGACTGCCAAGCCTGCGAACATGCCAGTAAACATACTGCTTGCTTCCTTTCGTTATTTCAGCGAAAAATTTTGCGCCATGAAATCATGGAGATCCACACGACCAAGACGAGAACAAATATCCAGTAGACGATGCACGCACCGGCATACACTTCGAACCGCGACAATGGAGCAACCTTGTCAACCAACCATGCGGGCCAGAAGACCAGCATGAGAATGATTGTTTCTCCCGTCGTGAAGACGAGCGGTGCGTGTCCTCGCCGGTTCATGCGTTACTTCGCTTCGAGAGCGGTAACCCGCGCTTCAAGTGCATCCATGCGCTTCAGCAGGTCTTTGATAACGAGAGCCTGAGCACTGACGACCATCGAGAGATTGCGCTTGCTCTGGTCGGGCTCAACCACGGTTTGCATCTCTGGCACCAGTTCAGGCTTAGGAGCTTCTGGTTCTTCCAGTGGTGCCGCCATAGACTTACCCATCGGTTCACCTTCGGGTGGAACACCGGCTTCAGCCTGCTCAAACGCCGCGAGTTTACTCTGGTATTCCTGAACAGCTTCAAGCGACGGAGGCACTTCAATAGTCCTACCTGTCGGAACCTGATACTCCTTCTTGCCGAACGCCAGCGGTGACAGCTTAGAGTGGTCGATGCGGGATTCGCCGGGGATCGTCTCGTGACTCATTACGATAGCTTTGGCATCCTCAAGTGTCTCAGGGGAGTCAGAGCGGTCGGTAAATGTGAGCGCACTTACGTCTTTGGCGAAGTAGACGTTTTCGCTGAAGGAGGCTGTGCCATCGTAGCGGAGGGTAAAGCGATTTACGCCACTACCCGTATACATGGCGATCTCCCCGCCGTCAGACTTAGCCCCGCCAACTAGGACTAATGATCCGCTCCCAACTGACTCGTTTCCGTATAGCTTGATATACGATCCCCTAGTGTTTGCGGTGGCTCCAGCCGGGGAAAATGAAAGCGATCTGGCATCGGCTCCATCACTAGAATCAACCGTAAAGGCGGTATCCTGACTTTTTATTACGAAAGAGTTCATCCCCCCATGCCACACCGAATATGGGCCTAACTGCGTCGGGCTTGCGTTGCCCCCCTCGGATATATATAGTTTTACACTCGCTTCGTTGTCATAAAGCTGCATCAAAACTGACGGGCTGGAGTCTACGTGCTTTAACCATGTCGTTCCGTTATGGTAGGAGTTCGCTCCGAGATAAGTCATAGACTTACCCGTGTAAACCATATAACTAGACCCGACGCTGTTAATTTGCGGCCATGACTGGTTAAAAGTTACATTCCCAGTGAGTGATACCGCGCCACTCTCCAGCGTGCCAACGGTAGCCTTGCCGGTGACGCCGATGGAGCCTGTGATATTGGACGTGCCGGTGGCGTCGATCTTGCCATCGTTCAGCGCGTCGAATTTCGCGTTGAGAGCATCGCCACGCGCGAAACCCTTCTCAGGAAAGTCTGCGCCAAGATCGACGGCGTAGACACAAATCGGAAGCAGGATCAGGGCCAGGGCCAGAATCAAATTGCGTTTCATGTTCACCTCACTCCTTTGGATACCAGGCCGTTGATGCCGGGGTGTTGGTCAGGAACGCCGCGTCACTGGCAACGCGCAGAACACCGGATGCTGTCAGATTCAGAGCCGCGAACGACTGAGCCGGGTTTCCGCCAAGCAAAGCGCGAGCGGCAATATCGATCGTGTGAGACGAGATTTTTCCGTTTGCAGACGCAAGATCGAGGACGTGAGACGCGATGTTGAGGCCGTGGGTTGCGATGGTGGAGGCGTGAGACGCGATTGCAACGTCATGGGCGTCTGTCCTGCCATCCAGGACGCTCACGCGATTCGCGAGGATGCCGAACGGCATGTCATCAGGGCCTCCCGCATAGCAGAAAGCCACCGACACAACCAGCAGGGCCAGCACCAGGGTATGTCTCACAAGTCACCCCTCCCGATACAGCGTATTTTCACCGTCGCCGTGTCAGATGCGGTGATGAACCACACGTTCGGAGTTGTCGTTGCCGTGCATGACCACCTTCGAGCGTAACCATTCGGAATGAAGTCGTCGGTTCCTGGCGCAACGTCGGACGGGCCGAAGAACACATCAGCACCGCTCGCAATCATCACGAACTGAACAGTGTTCGGGGCCAGTTGAGGAACCTTGACCGCTGTTGCCGACGTGACCGTAACGCTGTCGGTCGCCATCGTTTCCAGAAAGCCCGTGTTGCTGTCCTCTGCGGTCGGCATTGGCGTGAGTCCAGAGACGGCCTTTTTGCGTGCGCCTTCCTGGAACTCCACAAGGCCCTGACTGAAGCCGACGACGGCAATCAGCAGCAGAGCAGCGGTGAAAAATCGTTTCATGTGATTACTCGTCGGAGATGAGCCGCCATGAAGGTGAAGCGAAGAAAACAACACCGATACTGTTTGCTGAAATTGTGGCAATGCCGGCTGTCGGGCTTGCATCGGCGTTGAAGATATACATTACCTGGCCGTCCACAGCCCCGGTAGTGCCAATCGAAAGCGTGTGAACCCCGGTTGCGGTGGCGGCAGAGATGTAAGCGTAAGACGTGGTTCCCGGGATGGCAATGGTCTGGCTCGCCGGGATGGCTGTCGCACGAGTAACGGCAAGCTGGGTCTTGTCGGGTTTCGTGTCGATGGCCGCGCAGATCGCGGTAAAAGCAGCCCGAAGCTTCTGGCCCACGAGCATCTGACCGTCGTAAACTGCCGGGACGGTGGTGGTGGTCTGCGAGAACACGGCAAAAGCCCCAACAATGACGAAGAAAGCAACCAGAGCCAGAGCAATCTGACGTTTGAACCGAAATTTCATATCACCCTCCTGGGTAAAAGTTCAGGTAAACGTGGGCTTCGCGCCGGGTAGCTGAAAGTGCGGTTTGTCCACAAACTTCTTCCACCGGCCACCCCATTCGAGCCCGAGAGACTCACCGATCTTGCCGAGCTTCTCATACAGGTCTTTGTTGTCCCAATCGGGCACGCCCTTCACGAGCGGGACGCAATCAAACGCCTTGCTGGCTGGCTTGCCTGCCTTCGTGCTGTTATGAACCGACTTCCCGCCTTTGCGGTTCGTTACCTTCGCGCCTGGCCGGGTTCGTCCCTGAGCGTAGAGGTAGTCCTGCTCTGCGTTGCTGCGGTATCCCATGTAGATCAGCACTTCGATACCGGCCTTGTCTGCTTCTTCGAGAAACCGCAAGCCTCGCGACTTCAGATCCTCGTCGCACCCTTCGAGGTTCTTCACGCTGCGCTTGTAGGTCTTGCTGTTAAAATCCAACTTTCACCCCCAGGAGAGTGCCGATAATGCCGGTGAGCAGGATGATGATTCTCAGAAGGGTTTCATCTGGCTTTCGCTCTGCCCGCTTCTCTTCCGCCTGCTTTTCGCGGTTCTTCTCGTTCTTCTCGTGCTGCTCGCAATACTGAGCCCGGTGCACACCGATCTTCGAGTCACAGATGTTCGCGAAATCGTTTGGCATCTTGTCTACCCTGTCGCTGATCGATTGAATTGAGCGGTTCAAGGTCTTGAACTCGGACACCAGATCCCGAACAACCTGGTCGCGACTGTTAAACAGGTCTTCTTGCCGCGTGATCCGTCTATCGATTCGCTCAAGTTCGGTTTCGATTTCGCCCACCACGGTGCCCTCCGGTTTTATGCCTTCCTCTTCAGAATAATTACGCCTGACCGAAAAAGCAAGCAGTTTGTTTCACTGGTGATTGCAACGTGCTATGATGAGGGTATGGGAACCGTCGAAACATGGAAACCAAACCCCGGGCCACAAGAGCGAGTGTTGCGCCTGCGAGGGTTCTATGAAATAGGATTCGGTGGTGCTCGAGGTGGAGGAAAGTCAGAGGCCGGCCTTGTTTGGATGGGTCCGATTCTGACGCCGAATCGTCACAAACGATTCAAGGGCTTGGTAATCCGCAAAAACGCGACAGACCTATCGGACTGGATTGATCGTGCTGCCGAGATGTGGGAACCATTCAACGTGAAGAAACGCGGCAACGCTCAATCTCCAACGTTTCACTTCAAGGAGTTTGGCGGGAGGGTCAGAACCGGACACCTCAAGGACGAGAACGCTTTCACGAAATACCAGGGCCACGAATACCACAAAGTTCTCATCGAAGAATTGACACAGATACCTTCTGCTGCTCACTACGAAAAACTCATATCGTGCTGCCGGTCTACCTGCACCGATCTTGAACCATCCGTTCTCAGCACATTCAACCCAGGAGGCATTGGTCACTCTTGGGTAAAGGAGCGGTTTGTTGACGCTGCCCCTCCAGGCACGGCGTTCTGTGATCCCGTATCGAAACGATTCCGAATCTTTATCCGGTCGCTTATCGATGACAACCCCGTTTTGCTGCGTGCCGACCCGGCGTATGCTGCGTTTCTGGACAGCCTACCTGACGCCCTGCGGCGTGCCTGGCGATACGGTGACTGGGATTCCTTTGAAGGCCAATACTTCCCCGAGTTCAGGCGCGACACGCACGTATGCAGGCCGTTCGAGATTCCAGCGCACTGGCCGAGATACCGCGCAATCGATTGGGGATACTACCCTGACCCGTGGGTGTGCCTGTGGTTCGCTGTGAACGAGGACGGTCACGAGTATCTCTACCGCGAGGCTCACGGGTGGCGCATGACCCCGGAAGAAGTGGCGCATAGAATCCTGCATCTGAGCCGCAACGACGGAAGAAACTGGGGCCTGACGGTCGCCGACCCGTCGATGTGGGCGAAGAAAGACGGCGTGAGCAGCGCAGAGAAGATGATTCTTGCGGGCCTAGTAGTCGATCAGGCCGTGAACGATCGCATCGAAGGGTGGATGAGGTGCCATGAATACCTGGGCGTGAATCCAAAGACTGGTCGGCCCTGGGTAATTTTCTTCGACACCTGCGTGCAGACGATCAAGGCCCTTCCGCTGATGGTTCACGACGAGGACATACCCGCCGACGCTGCCGACAATTCAGAGATAGACCACTGGCCCGACGCTTTCCGGTATCACTTCATGCGCCGACCCGCCAGAGCGACACCGCTGAAGCCCAAAGAGTCATGGAAGTCGGCGAACCTGTTCCAGCGGCTTGCCGATCTGCAACATGAGGGTGGTTGATGGCACCGAAAAGCGCATACTCTGACCTGACGAAAGAACTGGCTGTTGTGCTCTTTCGCGAGACATCGAAGACAAGCGAGGAGATTGCGCGGCTTACCGGTGTGACTCATTCGACGCTCAAGGGGTGGTTGCAGAAAGAACCGAAGCCGCCACACCGGGGCGGGCCTGGCACGAAACCAGGGAACTATCACGAGGCGAAGGATGTTCTGATTGCTGACCTCACGGCAGAGGTTGAGTTTCTACGCGCAAAGCTCGCTGCTATTGAAGCGGATCAGACGGACATAAACACGATGATTGCTGACCTCAAGGGTAAATTCCGAAACGCGATGCACTCTGCCCGCCTGGGCGAACTCGCTGCCGCTCTTCGAATCCTGCATGAGATACAAAAAGAAGAGGCCCCGTCAGGAGACGAGGCCCGGGTAGTCGAATATCACATTCCAGCCGGCGAGGAACGCCCGCCAGTGGCTCAGTGATCTCCTGATGCGACCTTGTTTGCGTAGGCCCTGAGTCTTTCAACCTCATCGAGAAGTCGCTTGTTTTCCTGCTTCAACTCCTCGTTCTCTTTTTTCAACGCCTCGCACCGATCGACAACGCCAACATTCACTTCGCCATTGGCAGAGGCGTAAGTCAGGCCAGGAAGAAATTCCTTCTTGTTGCTTTTGTCCAAGCATCCCATGACGAATATCTTTTTCATGGAATAGGCCCTATTGCATCGAGGCACTCATTCCAGCCGTCTACCCTGCCATAGCCGGCGTCATCACCATCGTCTACGGTGCACGGGTGCCGACGCTGAATGGTAGCAGCCTTGTTCGCGAAAGCCCTGAGCTTCGTAACTTCATCGAGAAGCAGTTTGTTTTCCTTCTTCAGTTCATCGTTCTCGGCGACAATCGCAAGCACGTCGTCATGCTTCACATACTCGCCGTTCGGCTCTTCCTCTATCTCGGCCTCGAAACCCCATAACGAATATCGTTTCATGGTCGCACCTCTTCCAGAATCGGGATTCTATTGTCGAATCCATCGAATTTTCCGCGCCACGCGAAGTATCTGAACGAATCGTCGATGTGATCTGGTTTGCTATCCCGATAGTCCAACACTGAAGCAACCCGAGACACAAGAGAGACACAGTATCGACGACCTTGTTGAATCTCTCGAGCCCGATGTGCGTTGAGCCACACCCGTTTGGTGCAGCCGCAAGCGGTTTGCAGTATCACCTGATGGTTCATCCTTTGATACCGTCCTTTCTGTTCTGATGCGGGTTTGCAGACGCGGGGACTCTTCCCTTTTGCAGCAAGTTTTGTTCCTTTCTAACACTCCTGACAAATTTTCCGCAATAGCATCGCCTTATCGGCGCAAGCCCGTGGACTTCGCAGTCGTCTGACGGCTCAAGAGCGAGCGTGCTGCACGTGCAGAACGATGCGCGTGGTTTGCATTTGTGCATCTGGGTTCACCTTCCTTTCTTTCGCTCCATCTCTTTGTCGGTCGCCATGAAGGCGCAGGTATCGCAGCACCAGTAAGATCCCTGCAATGTCACGCTGCCGTGACAGTTCGGGCAGGGGTATGAAAGCTCATCATCTTCGGGAATGTCTTCGGGTCTGCTCATGGTTCTACTCGCTCACAATAGGCGTGATAACGCATGTGAGGCCGGGTGACTGGCTGTATACCTTGCGCGCTTCGACGCTCACGGCTTTCTTGTCGTCACCCCACACCGCTGCGTATGTGAGGCTGTCGAACACGGCCCGTTGCAGCTTGTCGATGTCCGGGGTGTTGTCGTAAAACAGCGGGGCGTCGTCTCGCAGAACCGGCTGCTTGTTCACGCTGCGGAAGTGGCTTTGCGGGCGAGGAAACGCGAACGTGAGAGCGACCAGAAACTTGCGCGTGCCGGGCTTCCAGTTCGCTGCGCCTGCTGCCTGTCGCGCGAAGAGAATGACGGCTTGCCGCCAGGAGTCCAGATGCGCCGAGGCTTCTTTCATGCCTCCGTTTCGGAAAGAAACCTTCGAGCCCTGGGGCCTGGGGATACCTGGGACGGAAAAGGCGAGCGGTTTGTTTGTTGCGTTCATGGTTTTCAGTGTCCTTTCTTGGCTGGGTCACATTCGGGGCAGGTCACGCCAGGGGCATGAACCTTGATTGAGTGCTCGACAACGATTTCGGTGTGATCGATAACGCAACCGCATTTGTTGCACGTCAGGTCTACGTGACCACCGCACCAGGCGATGATCCTGAAAAGGCCGCTTCCGCATTTGCACCCTATTGCTGCTCCCTTTGCCCCGTTCTCTGGCTTGGTCTTGCTCATGGCTTCACCTCGGGAACGTCGGCCAGGCGGAACACGATGCCGTTGCCGTAGACTTCGCCGTCTTCGAGGATATGAAAACACTCGTGCGGGATGCTCGTTGCGAACACCCACGGAGGGCCATCAACAGCGACCTTTGCCGCAGTTTTCTTCTCTTCCTCGTGATATGGACATCGTTCGTTGTTGCACCGGCTTTCTACCAAGCCGTTTTTCGTGAAGAACACCGTTGTTCCGTTCCATGCTCCAACCTCATCATCAACGGCCCCGCGCATCTCAAGCAGATCGTCAGAGGATCCGAACAGAATCACCACTCCGTCACGTTTCGCTTGTTCGGCCTCTTCGTCCGTGATTTCAGAGAGGTATTCCCTTTTGTGTAACAGTTCAGCCCATTCTTTCGGTGTCATGCTGCCTTGCTCTCCTTTTTGGCCTCTTCGGCCAGGTAATGTTGGTTCGGGCCACAGTGCCCGCAGTTTGTGCAGACCTGAATGATGGTCGTCAGGCCGGGTGTCGTAAAAGCGTGTCCGGGGTCGCCGCAGGACGGGCAGAGCGACCAGAACGTGTTGTCTTCGTCGCGGTCGGGCGGGCCGGCTTGGGCGTCAGGGATGGGGGTCATATCAGAGTCCCGCCTGGTGGTCGGCGTGATCGTTGTTGTGTTTTTGCCAGAACTCGGCGCACTCTTTTTTGAACTCCCATCCGCAAGTGTCGTCATTTGAAAAGTCAGGGAAATCATCTCCCGCTGACATGGAAATAATCTGCCAAGCCCTGAGCTGCTTGATTCCGGCCAACATGCAGGCCGGGCACCCTTCGGCCAGCTCGCGGAGCGCCGCCGTTCCCTTCTTTGCTGCCTCAAAAAGCTCGGCTCCGCTTTTTTGCGCAAATCCAGCAATCCCACACATGCGGCAGACTCGAACAGGGTTGCTTGTGCATCCGGTCTCGTGCTTCACCATCACATCTTTTCTTCCTGATGCTTTTTTGCAAAAGTCGCAGTAGTAGCGCCATTTCAGCCTTGATCTCATGGCACCACCGCCCGTTTCAGATGCTTTTTGCACCGACAACCATCGTCGTAATATGGGTAAAAGTGGTCTATTGCCACGACGGTCCGATTGCAGCCAGGGAAGGAACAACGAATAGCCCGAGATACGTTGAATTTCTTTCGATGGACCAGGATCCGATCACAATCAGGATGATCTTCCCAACGGAATTTTCTATCGTGACGGATTTGCGAATAGCAGGCGTGTATCATGCTGCCACCTTCCCCGGCAGGGCCTTTCGGTCGCCCAGTCCCGTCACCATCTCCTCAAACTTCTGAGGCCCGGTGAGCAGTTTGCCAGCGTCGATCTGTTGAGCAGACTCAATCACTTCGCCGACAGTCGCCGCGCGTGCCTTCTCTTCGGCGAACATGCCTTTCATCTGGCCGCGTGCCACTTCGAGGTTTTCACAATCGCAGAGGTTCACGAACCCGAACCGGCGCACGGTGGCAGCAACGAGCGGGCTTTTTTCCTTGAGCCACGCCATAGCCTTGTCTTCGTGATACCGACCGAACTTGCCGATTGCTTCGAGAGCAAGCTCCATGCAGTCGCCAGAGGTTTCTGGCAACGTCGGTTGAGCCATCTGAAGGATCTGCGCAAACGGGTCGTCATCCGGGTAGAGTTTGATCGTCCTGGCAACCCACCGCGCAGCAGCAGACGAGAGAACCGCGTCGGGGATGGGTGCGTAAAGTGATTCCCAGATCGCTAGGCCGGTCGCCAGAACCTTACGGTCGGTCGGCTTTCGGTTGGGGAACTTGAAATAGACAAGGGCAAAAACATCTTCAACCGTTTTTTGTGTCGCCACGGTCTTCTCTCCTTTTGCGCAAGTATTCGAACGCATCGAAATCTCCATCCGGGGGCTTTCCGGTCATCTTCTCGGGGAAAAGCCCTGTCCAGCCGGAACGGATAGACAGCCTGATGCAGTCTGTCGCGGCGACCGGGCCAATCTTCGCGAGGTCTTTCAGTTGAGCCTTTGCACACGAAGGGGTAAGTTTCTGCCGCTTTTCCTTCCGGTGCTTCTCCCAGTCTGACCATGCGTTGAGGAAGTCGGTGGTGCGAAGCTCCTCTGGTATCTCAAAGGGTGCGGGTGCGGGTGCGGGTGCGGGTGCGGGTGCGGGTGCGGGTGCGGGTGCGGGTGCGGGAGTATCGGACTTTTCCGGACTTTCTCGGACTATTTCGGACTTTTCCGGACTATTCCCGACATCGCCGGACTTTTCCGGATTTTCTCGGACTATTTCGGACTTTTTCGGACTTTTCCGACGCATCTCTGCCCGAAGACGATCCCGAACATACTCGGGGGCATGGTCGAAATAATCGTGAATCTCCCATGTGCCGGCTGGCGTCTGGTCGATCCACCTGCCGATCTTCAGAGCCTCGAAAAAAGCTCCAGGCTCACCGGGCCATTCTGCTGACGCTTCAATCTCTTCCTGGTCGGCGAAGAACGGACAACCGTTTGCGTGTGCGACCTCCCACCAGGTATCGAGCAGTCCGCGGACGTAGGGCTTTGGTATGCCGAGACGACGGACGAGTAGTTTGAACTTTGCGTTATTCTCCAGGTTCGGTCTTGCCATGTCATTCTGGCCGATAAAGCTGGCCGCTTGCCTCCTTTCTCTGCTGTTTTCTGTCGATCTTGAACAGGCAAGCCTGGCTGAACGGGTTTTTTTTGTCTCCGTTCCTACCGCATCTCCACTCTCCCGACCGGCCTACCGCAACCGGGCCGAGTCGCTGACAACCTACGCATCTTCCCTCCATGTTTGCCTGCCTCCTGTCTGAAAAGGGCCGGGGTTTCCCCCGGCAAGACTCCAATCCACGCCACACACCGAGTATCAAGATTCGGTAGCTCGTGAATCATCGGGGGATCCGGGACTCGAACCCGGACTGCGAGTTTTGGAGACTCGCCGGCCACCAGTAACCTTTCTCCCCCTGGCCCCTATTCCGGTAGATTCGGTGTCGGGTCGGTCGCGGCTTTCAACTGGCCCTCGTCGCCGCAGAATTGCCAAGTCGCGCAATCGTTGTGCGGGTTGTCCAGGACACCGAAAGAGCGTTTCTGCTTCATGCAAAAGAACCGCTCATGTTCTTTCAGAAACTCGTCGTCGGTGTTCTGAGCTTTGCAGGCCCGACAACCGAACATCTTGAACAGGCGAACCGTAACGGCGTCTTGCTGCTTCATCTTTCCCCTGAGAGCTTGGTCGAACTGCTCGCCGGTCACGGTCACGGGATCATGTCCCTGAACCTGCATCGTTACCTTTCTGATTCCGTTCATGCTGCCTCCTGTGTTGATTTGTTCAGACGGGGCGGCGGGAATCGAACCCGCGCCTAAAAATCTCCCTACCACTGGGCGACACCCCGAAAAAGGCCGGGGGATTTCTCCCCCGACAAGTGAGAGGATTCATGCCATAAGCATGTGAGAGGCCGTTAGAAAGGAATCGAATCGTTCGGCCCGTATGCGGGCTCGTTAGGATCAGGCTCGGGAGCGTCTGGTTCATTCTGCTGTCGGCGTTCCTGCTGCTGGCCTGAGCCGAGGAACTGAACATTGTCGGCGATAATCTCCAGGGACGTGCGTTTCTGCCCGTCGTGCGTTTCGTAACTGTTGTTGTGCAGATGGCCCTCGACCAGCACGGGCCGACCTTTGGCGAGGAACTTCTGACACACTTCACCGGTCTTGCCGAACGCGACGATGTTAAAGAACTCCGTCACCTTCTTGTCTTTGAGGGTCTGGTTCACGGCCAGTCCGAACCGGCATATTGCCGTGCCACTGGCTGAGTATTTCATCTCGGGGTCGCGGGTGAGATTGCCGACGAGGAAGCATTTGTTGAGGGTGCTCATGCTATTTTCCTTTCACGATCTTTATTTTGTCGCCAGTGCGATCAATGACAACCGCCCACGGCCCAACCGGCTTTGCAGCCTTCGCTTTTGACCAGAGGCATACGGTTGATTTTCCTTCGCAGGCTTCCACCGTGGCGCTGTCGTAGGCTTCCACCGTGGCGCTGTCGTAGGCTTCCACCGTGGCGCTGTCGTAGGCTTCCACCGTGGCGCTGTCGTAGGCTTCCACCGTGGCGCTGCCGTAGGCTTCCACCG